GGGGGCTTGTTCCCCGCGGTTCCCTTAGGTTTCGGGACACCCCCCCGAGCCGGTAACAATTCAGCACAATGGAGATTATTCACCATGTTTCTAGCGCATCTAAAAAACAAGCCAGCAACCACAACCGAGCCGGCAACCGTCAACCGTATTGCAACGGTCACCCCCGAGCCGGTCACCACCCCGAAACCAGTGACACCACCCGAGCCGGTTGCGGTGGTTGACGTTGTTTCTAAACCGTTGCCCGCAACGGTTGCCCCCATTGTTGTGGTGTCCCCGGCTCGGTCCGTTGTTGTGGTTCCTCCCGTTGTTGTCGAACCGGTTTTCTCTGAATATCCTGGACTAGAAACCCTTCAACCGTTGCGGGGCGTCGGTCGCTCGGGTGACTTCGTTCATCGCAACCAAGTTATGGACGATAATTTCCGCAACGTTTCAACGGGGTGGACCAAACGCGCAAACGATCCCGAGGACACTTCCGTGATGACTTGGGACCAGGCTTTCGAGCACTTGGAGAAAGAGCGGGGCAACACGGTCGATATGCGTTCAGAGTTTGGGAAGCTTCAAATTGTGAACGATGAGAAAGGAATCGGCCTAATTGATGAGACGGGGCGCCGATTGGTTTTCAATGAGACAAGCCTAGACCAATTCGCAAAATGGACCGATTCCGGTCTAGTGTTGCCCCGCAAACTGTTGAACGGTGACCAATCGGACCGGGAAACGCTGGTAAACGTTTTCCGCAACGGGTTGCGCAAGATTGCCGACAAGAAAAACCTGATCAGGTTGCGAAATGACGGAACCCTGCGCGCGGTTCTTTCCGAGCAATATGCGATTCTTGACAATCGTTGGTTCCTCGAAGTGTTGCGCCGTCTTATTCCAGACGGATTGGTTTCGCACTTTCGCTCTCCAGACGGTTGCGATTCGATTTTCGGCAATATCCTGATTCCCGACAGCATGCGAGCCGAAACCGATAGTGATTATGGCGGGATGTTAGCATTCGGAAATGGCGAAACCGGCTCGCGCAAGTTGTCAACGTGTCCTTCAATCTTCCGTGCGATATGCCGGAATGGTTGCATATGGGACGAAGTTAAGGGAACCGGCATCATTGAGAAAATCCACCGCGGGACAATCAATCTGAACGCGCTGCAGAACGTGATTCGAGACAATTTGAACCGGCAAATACCGTTATTGAACGACGGGATTGACAACATGTTGAAAACGCGGGGGATCGTCTCAGACGTTTCGCATATCACCGCTATCGGTTCCGTGTTGCGTTCTCTCAATATCCCTGGCATCACCAGGAACGCGGGGGATGCATTTGTCCGAAGCTTCGACAACCAGCGCACGGAACCGGGGCAGGTTTCAGCGTTTGACATTCTCCAGGGGTTGACGCATGCGGCGCAAACGTTTTCCCCTGGATTGCAGGAATTGACCGAGCGCGCCGCCGGTTCCGCTATGCAATGGAGCGCAGCGCGGTGGGATAACGTTTTCTCCGCGGCGCGCACGATCACCGAGAACGAATTGAAGAGCGTTTTTGCGTCTGCCGTATAGGCTACTATCACCACCCCGAGCCGGTTCGGCTCGGGGGTTTCAATCCTGATCACCACAACCGGAACCCCAAACAATGAACAGACAACCCCGCGTTTTGACCATGGAAGCACCAGACAATTCGGCAACGGTTGAATTCCTTGCCGGCAATTCACGACGGAAATCAGAACGGCGCGGTTGCGTTGTTCGGTTGACGGTGGAAAACGGTTCGCTTTTCGTCGTGGTAATGGGCGCCGACGATAGGGCAACAATTTTGGCCGATGAAAAGTATGAACTCCCGAAAGAAGACAACCGACGCTGAAACCGCGGGACACTATGCCGGCAGAATCCCCGGCATAGACTCGCGCGGTTTCGCGTTGTCTTTCTTTCTGGTTGCTGGTCACCACCCCGCAACCGATCACCCCCAAACAATGGAGAACTCTAAACATGAAACGTACCAGCACAATCACAGCACTTTGCGGCGCTCGGGTTGCTAAACGGTTACCCAATACCATTACCGATATTTGCCGTTTGACAATCCCGGAAATGATTGAACGCGGGTTGACGCGGCGCGACGCGGAACGGGTTTCTGCCGCGGTTGAATTGGCTCGGGAGATTGCCGAACCGTCGGCAGAATACAAAACGCGAATCACTTCCCCCGCTACAGCTATGGCATACTGTCAAGAAACGTTTCGCGCGTTGCTGAATCATGGTGTACAAGAAGAATTTTGGGTTGTCACCCTGGACACAAAGAATCAGCCAATCGGCCGGCATCAGATAACCGTTGGAACCCTGCGCAATTCGCTTGTTCATCCGCGCGAGGTTTTCCGCCCCGCTATTGCCGACGCTGCCAATTGCATAATCGTTGTTCACAACCACCCGAGCGGGGATCCTACGCCAAGTGATAAGGACATCAGCGTTACGGAACGACTGGAAAGCGCCGCGGAAATTATCGGAATTCCAGTCTTAGACCATATCGTTGTTGCTACTCAAAAGTGTCTTTCGATTCAGGAATGGCGTTCCGGAAATCGCTGGTAATTTTTCCCCGGCTCGAATGGTTCGAGACTCACCACCACAACCCCCGTTTTTTTCACCATTCAGCAGGACAACAAAATGCCGACAATTGCCGAAACCCTGAAACAACGGATTGCAGAAATGAAAGAGCAACAACAACGCGAAGAACTCGCGCAGGATATTGCCGGGGAAGTAAAGCTTCTCAGCAATTCGGGAGAACTCTATTTTCGAATCAGCGCGGTTGATTGTTCAAACGTTGCGGAATATGTCGCGAACAATGTGACGCTTCGAAACGGGGGATTCCGGGACACAATCCGACAGCTGATGCGCGCTGGTTTCTGATTCACCACCCCGGGAACGTTTCCCGGTGATTCTTTCCGGCTCGGTCACCACCCGAGCCAAAACGCTGTTTTCTACAATGGAGAATTGAACATGTTGACAATTGCACGAACTAATGAAACCCGGTCACCTAAGACAGAACGCGAAACGGTTCGATTCCGCCTGAACTACGGTGGCGGGAGAATTGAAACGCTGACGACGGGGACACCACCCGAGCCGGTTCCCGCGCCTGGTTGCTCTTTCTATTACACCACCGCGCCAGAAGCTTACGACGGTTTTGGCACGAAAACGATTACCCCGGATTGCGGAAAGAACAGCAACGGGAAAACCTGGAGACTGATTCAGGTTGAAGACAGAAACCTGAATTGGCAGGACGGGCGAAACAGTTCCGGAATGCATCCTACAATCTCAGTCGATGATTTTATCAAATATCGCGCGTTGTACGTTCCCGAGCCGAAACCCGAGCCGGTCACCACCCCGCAACCACAACCCCGGAACCCCGTCATTGTGTCGCATATCGGGGACACCACCACAACCGAGCCGGAACCGGTTGCGGTTCCCGTTGTCCCCGAGCCGGTTTGCGTCAACGAATACGACGGTTTTGACTTCACCAGCAACCCCGCAAAATGGAAACCCGAAACGGTTCTCTATTACCTGGAAACGGTTTGCGGGTTGACGGTTCAACACGAAGAAAGAACGGGAACCGATTTCCAGACTGTACAGAATGCGGCGCGCGCTGAATCAGTATTCAGAGAACGCAACCGACAACGCGGGAAAGCTTCCCTGCCCCGCGCTTGCATGGTGTCCGCATTGAAAACAGCGAAGAAATTCGGGGGAACGCGCGACGTCGGCAAAACGGTTGTGCTGTCAATTGGTTCCGGCTCGGTTGATATCGTTTGCGCTGACGCGAATTCTCGATTGTGCTTGTCAATTACTACAGCGTTTCAGGTTTCCGGAAATGCATCCGCAACCGTCAACGATGTTAAATTGTTGGAGATTTTCACCAAAGTAAAATCTGACATTGTGGACGTCGAATTGACAACGTGCGAACCGTTGAACGAATTCGCTTTGACAATCCGAGCCGGCAAGAATGAGTTTACTTTGCCGGTTTGCGTTGTTGCCGATCGGGAAACGTTTACAAGCGAATTCCCCGCAACCTACGCGCACGAATTCCAGGCCGATGAATTGTTAAAGGCAATCCGGCTTACTGAATTCGCAACGCAAGATGAACCGGGACGATACGCGCTAAACGGGTTATTCTTCGTCCCAAACGCTGCACTAGGTTCTTTCGATATTGCCGGGACTGATTCCCGTCGTTTAGCGGTTCAAACCATCCCCGGCATTGTTTGCGGTCACCTGCCAACATTGGAACGCGGGGAAACGTACCACAAAACGGGCGCAACGATCCCCGTTAAAGCGCTGCAATTGTTGGCCGATGAAATCAAACGGGGGCGCGGTTCGCTTGTCGTTTCTTTTGCCATGGCAACCGTTGTAACGTCTCGCCATGAATTGACACCACCACCCGAGCCAGCAACAACGGGCCGAACTAAGAAAGCGAAACCCGCGGAACCCTGGACACCACCAGCGCTGAAAGAAACGAACAAACAGCGCAACGTTCAGGATTCAGACGGAACGTGGTATTGTGAAACGTTTCGGCGCGAATTCGTTTTTGAGATTCCAAACGTTCTGTCACTCCGCGGGGTTCCTGTTGACGGACGTTTTCCCCGTTATCTTGACGTTATCCCGCGCAATTTTGCCGGGGTTTTCGATATCAACCGAGCCGAATTCCTGAACGGTTGTGAAACCGTTTTGCTTTCGACTGATGAAGAATCCCGCGGGGTTGATTTCCGTTTCCCGTCTGATCACCTGGAAAGCCTGGTAATCAATGCTGAATCGACAGCATACGGGAAAGCAACCGTTAGCGTTCCAATGGTTTGCGCCAAAGACTACAGAACCCCGGAACAATCCACCCCGGTGACCATGGACCCGAAATATCTGGTTGATTGGCTGAAACGGTCTACAGCTGAAACGGTGACCGTGAATCTCATTGACGCTGAAACCGCGGTTGTGTTCACTGATGACACTTCTGGCTGTTATGTCGTTATGCCGTTAGCGCAGAACCGATAGACCGCAACCACGATTCACCCCCGCGGAAACGTTCCGCGGGGATTCTTTCCCCGGCTCGGGACACCACCCCGAGCCATTGCAAGCAATGGAGATTCACGACAATGGAAATCGAGCCTATAACAATTACTGATTCCCTCGGAACGTTCCAGGCCGAAAACCCGGACACAATCCCGGCAACAATTCGGAAACGACGGAAAGAGCGGGAACGATTGGAAAAAATCCAATTTGAGCAACATGAGAAAGCGCGACAGATTGCAACGGTCCGCGCGTTTCACGTTCTCACAATGTTGCGGGAACCGAGCCGGAATAAACGCGGGGTTGCTGTTCTCCAGGATATCGACGTCGAAACGTTTCCCGTGTTGCGGGTTGAACCAAAGCGGGGACGATATTCAGCATATTCGGTTGAAACCGAAAACGGTTCTGCGGTGGTGTCTTTCGATTGCATGGAACGCATAACGCAAACCGTTATTGACGCTATGGGATTCCCCTGGTTGCTGTTCACCGTTGACGATTACGAAAACCGCGGAACCGTTCGCGCGTACGCAATCGGGGTTTTTCAGGACTGTCACGCGCTGGTGTCAGTCCCCAATGTCACCCCGGCAGATTTCAGGGAACCGCAACACGGCGAAAACGTTTCCGATCACTGATTCAGAATCATCCCGAGCCGGTTTCCGGCTCGGTCACCACCACCCGAGAAATGGAGATTGCGCCCAATGTTTTCAACACTTACCAAAGCGCCCCGCGTACGGTTCAAAATTGCCGGGATGATTTCAGAATCGGAATATAATCGACTTCCGTTCGGCCGGCAGATTGAATATCGAAAGAGAATCAGCGAATTCCAGCAACGCGCAACCGTCGTTCATGTTTCAATCAAGCGCCGCGCGTTCTCTACTGCGTTGCGCGAATCAATCAAGCTTTACAACGCGGCAGAATGGTACGTTGTCCCGTTCAACGATTCGCAATTCTGCCGGGATGATTCTTTCGCGTTTCACTATGTCCCAAACGCAACCGAGCCGGAACCACAACCCGCGGGGGGTGTTTCGTGATCTTCTCAGAACTCCCGCGGGGCGCTCGGTTCCGTTGTCGGTTGCCGGAATCCCGCGCCCCCGTTGATTGTGTCAAATTGTCCCCGAGCCGGTTTCGTCGGCTCGATTCCGGAAAGTATGTCAAACCAACGTCAACCGGGTTTCCGGTCGCGTTGATTCCGAAACCACCAAACCCCGAAAGCGAACGCCGATGAACCGCCGTTTCTTTATAGTTGTTTCCGCGTCCGATCGAAAATCGTATCGCTATGAATCGGACCGAGTGTTTTTCTCGGTTCCTGTTGAGGTTGTTCCCGACCATTGCGAGATTAGAACCAAAATGTTGTATGTCCGTTCTCCGTTGCAGGGTAACGTTCTTTATCCTGTTGAACCGCGAAACCTCAAAACAGAATTCAAACTGACGCGCAGACAACGGGAAAGCGCTCGGCGCTTGCCCGGTTGATTCAACCCCACAACCAGAACCCCGCGAACAACGCGGAACCCAACGGCAACCCGCCGACCGGTTCCGCGTTTTTTTGTTGCTCGGATGCATCGAAAGAACCGCAACCGAGCCGAACCACGAACCCGCCCGAACGTTCCCGCGTTGTCAGTGACACGAACGGGAACCGGCTCGCAATCCCGAGCCGGTTCCCGTTTTTGCCACGAACCCGACAAACCAGGGGAAACGCGCTGCGCTTTCCCCGCGTTCGTTGCGTTCTCTAAGATATCAACCCCCGCGCCCGGCTCGGTTCCGGTTGTGGTGACCGTCAAACGCTGTCCAGGCTTTCTCCATTGTCCAGGGCAACCGAAACGCGGCGCGGGGTTTATCTTCCGTCCTGATCACCACCACAAAGACAGCTGAACGACAACCAGAACCCCGCGCACTACGCGGGAACCCCCGGGAATCTTTCCCCGGTTGCGGTTCCCGCGTTTTTTGTTGCGCCTGAATCGAGCCGGGAACCGGCTCGGGGTTGCAATCGGAACCGGTCACCATGCCGGGAACCCTCAAAACGGACACAACCCCGCGGGAACGCCTACGACAGCGTTTGACGTCCTGGAATTCAGGACGGGCAAAACATCGCACAACCCGGAACCGTATCGCCAAACGTTGCGTCAAGTGTCGCAAACCGCGGGAACGTGAAACGATGCCGGAACCGGCAGATTGCCTATCTTGCCCTCGGGAAATTTCTAAACGGCCAAAATGGCGGTTATGGCCGGACTGCCAAACCCTGAGCCGGGGGGAATCGGAGCAAAAAATTTCCAGCCTATTCGGGGGTTCGATTTCGAAACGTGGTTTTGCTCAAACACGTTTTTGAAAACACCCCCACCCCGTCATCGTTTTTTTTTGCTGCTAGATTCAGGTCCCGGAAATTGGCCGACCCCTCGGAACGATTCAGCCTCACGCCTGCAACCATGGCTGATGCTTTGGTAGCTCGACCGTGAAGCCGGCCGCATGCTTATGCCCACCACCGCCATGCATCTTAGCGATCACTGATACGTCAACGCCGTCCGGAGCCGATCTCAGCGAATAGACTCGCTTGCCGTCGCCTGAATCGAAGTATGCGATCGCAAACGGCCTTCCGACCGCCAATGCCCCGCAAACCTCAGAGGTGAGATCTACCGTGCAATTCACCATTGGAACTTCATAACCTTCGAGTTCCACGATGACGGCGTGCTTCACATGGCTTTCAATGATCGCCTGATTCCGGATCGTCACGATACGACCATGATCGGCGACGTTCCCGAGCAAATGCTCACACTGCATCAATAGCGTATTCCAGGCATCGAATTCGAGTTTTGCCAATCGAATTCCTTCGTTGACTAATTTTGAGTCAGGCAGTTCCCATTTCCACAGGTCCCGGTCTTGGACGTACTGAACCAATACAGGCGGTTCTTTCCACTCGGGAATTACGTCAAACGGATCGAATAAATTATGCCCGATCAAAAACTCCCAAGTCAGCATCGCCCCGCACTTGGTCACGTCATAGACCGCAACAGGATCCCCGAGCCGCTCCGATAGACACCGCCGAACGAACTCTGCGAGAATTGGCTCAGCCGTTTTGTGGTGGTCCAATACGACGAGATTACCTATGCAGTCGTTCTGAAGATTTCTCAGCGTATCCACTGGATAGGAGAAGTCGACGATCGCCGCTTGCTTGCCTGCCACGTCCGGCGGCGCGTCCCCGTAGTTTGCAGGAACGAACTCCGCGTTTGGGAATGCTCGATGCATCAGGAATGCAGAGCAGAACCCATCACGGCAGGACCCACCGTGATAGATAACAACCAATGGCTTTGTCTTATCGAGCATGATTCGGGTATCGCCTCGCGATTGAAAAAACCATTGTCCGGCTCAGCTGAATTCGAAATGGAGATAACGAAGCAGCGCTGACGGTCACCACAACCGGAGCCGGAACAATGTAAGAATGTAAATCGGTCGACTCACAGCAAAGTGAGAACGCCACCTGCCTTGGCATCGTAATTGAATACTCGACCGTTCGGTTTTCATGGCAGCCGAAAGCCTGGCAGATTTCATACGAAAGCATGCCGAGAATAGCCCGCGTATGTGTGATTGAAGAACTGAATCTCCCGAGTCACCTCGACAGTGACCTTCCCGGATACTGCAGAACCTCTACGACTCCGGGCCGATCGTTCTGTTCTTAGATGGGGCGGATGCCGGCTGTTGACCGGCTTCGCGTATTCGCTGGAGGTAACCGCCCAGCCCCCACAAATCTAAACGAACCCAGAAGTCCAAAACGGCACGACATAGGCACCCGACATTCTCAGCCCCGGGCTTTCCTCGTGCTTGTTTCTGTGCCGCTGGTGCTCGCCAGATTCATCGTTGCACATTGGCAGGACTGGTACAATGACCATTCCCACCATCACAAAGATGACAATCTCGCTTTGCACTGTACCCTCGCGTCGTATAGCGGACCGGTTGCGCTCGTCCGATTTGTCAATCTGTCTGATAGGCGGAAACGAGTTTGACCTACCAAACGACACACCTTGCAGAGCCGACCCTATGTGGTATCCTCAATTGACTCGATCAATTCACTGATCGCGCCACGTAGTCTTTTCAAATCAGCAATACATTCAGCCGCTTGTTGCTTGTCCGGCTTTCGATTCCTGATTCCGACCGCACGAAGGGTTTCCACAGCATTTGTGTACCCGATTCCCAGAATCGCTGCTGCATTGCGACGGTTGCCCTTCTGTGACACCCACACTGCCTTGAGCAACGTCAACTTGACCTGCTCCAGCTGCGGACTGGATTGCTTCCCAGATTTCAAATCGATGGACATCGATATCTCTCGGTGCTTCAATTCCGAGCCGAACCTTATCGCCGCGGATCTCGATCACAACGATTCGGATCACGCCATTGGCGATTACGATTGATTCATTGGCGCGGCGACTCAAAACTAACATTGCACTGCCTCCCTGAAACAGACTCCGTACATTGACCCAACAACATGCTCACCGCGAATAGGACAAATCAGATCACGCTCAGACGGAACAGACGAAAACGATCCGTCGACGTAATACATCACGAGCGAGCACGTTGAATTCAAGAATTCTTTATCGACCACCATGAGGTAATCGGAATCAACAACTGCCACCAGAACGATTCGTCCGCATCGCGTTACCCAGAACTCTCCGGGATGCGGAACCAATTCAGCGACTGGCTTCACCTCGGAAATCTTGTGAATTCGCTCATCACCGAATACGACCATTGAATCCAAAACAGCGCACGTCTCATTGACTATGTGCTCGGATCCAAACTCAAGCTTTGATGACATCGACGTCACCCTGACTTTTGCTCCTGAATGCATAGCAGTCTCCTTCTGTAGCCTATACGATCCATCACCGAAAGGCGCTGGCGAGTTCAGGAGAATTCGCGAGGCACTGCAGCATCTGTGTTCGACGCCATCGGGAAGTGCTTTCTGTGACACCACGCAACGCTGCGGCTTCTGCATGCGAGCGATCATTCAGGAAGTCTTCAATAACCGACGCCCCGAACGAGAACGTACTGGCAACCTTTGCAACAATTGTCCTGAGACAATCACGGTCATCGTCATCAAGATAGCTTGCTTCACGATCTTCGAAATCGAATTCCAGTTCACAAGTGGACAACGATCGTTTTTCCTTGCGGAAATGGTCAATCAGTGTTCGGCTTGCGATCGAGAACAGCCAGTGAGTGATCTTGCACCCGGGCCGGAATGTTGAAGCCTTTGTCCAGACCTTCACCAGAACAACCTGGCTCAGATCTTCTGCGACTTCCTGAGACACTCGCTTGAAGAGAAACTTCAGCAGAATATCATGAAACTCTGCGTGAAACTCATCCATTGCAGCATGATCACCAGCCGCAATACGTGCCATCAACTGCGAATCTTCCATTGTAAAGCCCCTCGGTTTAGGTAGTGGTGTGACCTCCGATGTAGCATATACTTAATTATCGTTTTCTGGCAATAGTTCCTTTTGATTATTTTTGCAGAATCCGAAATCGTCTGCCGGAAGACAGTTATTCAAACGTACCGGCTTCCTGATTCCAAACGCGAATCACCACGATTACATGCGGGCCTTCATCTTTTGCTGCCCACCACTTTTCAATCAGACCAACAGACGCCTGACAATCATCTACGAACGCAAGACCCTTCAGCGCATCGAGAACAGCCTTATCGAGATTATCTCTGTCTGGTTTCTGCCCATGTGGGATACGTCCATCTGGATCAGACTTTCGCATCAGTTTTTGTGGACGAAGCATCACGAAGCAGCAATCGACTCGCAACGGGAGTGCGTACGGCGCACCAGAATACTTCCGTTCGAACGCCATTCGTACCGTTGACTTGAACGCCACGATCGGATGATCCTTTTTCGTGCCGTCGGCATTCTTGATTTTCGTCGGCGTGTACATTGTCGCCTTGCCGAATCGAGATGCTGCCTTAACGCGAGGTTGTGCAACCGGAACCGCCGGAATTCGTAATTCAATCATCGTTTCTTTTCTCCAAGTCTTCCAGCGTTAAATACGGATGCGGGCGCACATCCGACAACAGAAACTCTTTCTTCGAATACTTCAGCCGCGGGATCCGTACTCTGACAATGTCATCGAATACGCCCTCCACAACCGCCGACCAACTACGCTTCACCGTTTCGGCCGGCACGATCACCATTTGCCCAGGGGATGGCTTCCAACCTTCCGGGAACTTGTGCTTGATGCAATCCTTCAGCTTTGGCTTCGACATCAGAACGGCGCATCCTTCCCGTCGTATGCGCTAACGTCGATCGGACGATTGGCATATGGGACGAACCGAGTCTTTTCCTTGATGTAGCCAACCTCAACAGTCCCTGTCATCCCGTTGCGGTTCTTCGCGACGATGATCTCAGCGATGCCTGGCCGATCATCCGGATTGTTGAACTCCGGCCGATGGAGCAACATTGCGACGTCAGCACTTTCTTCTAGCCCGCCAGAACCCTTCAGGTCTGAGAGCTTTGGCTTACCGTTATCTCGCTCTTCAGCCTTTCGGCCGATCTGAGCCAGAACAACGACTGCGATCCGCAACTCCTTCGCAATCCATTTGAACTCGTTCATGCATCGTTCGATCTTCTCACTCTTTTGCAGGCGATCGTTCGTGCGAACCAACTGGACGTAATCAATGACGACGACCTTCAGCATGTTGCGGCGTTTCCCGAGCATGATGCACGACAGAATGTCATCGAGATCTCGGTATCGTTCCTCCAGATACATCGGGAGTTTCGACAACTCATCCCCCGCCCTGGGGCTTTGCTTCATTGCACGAAGAACGACTTCCACGTCCGACATTTCGACCGATACGAACAGCGTTGCATTCCCCGACTTTGCAATCGTTTCCGCAATCTGCCAACCCAACGATGTTTTACCGATCGACGGACGGGCACCGATCAACGTCAGTTCCATTGAACGTATCCCGCCGTTCAGCATTTTGTCAACGTCTTCCAGCCCTGTCGGAAACGGATAACGCGGGTTTCGCTCTTCATCCCGAGCCTTCTGAACGACTGCCGCCACCGTCTGCAGTTCATCCGATCGCTCGGCGATCAGGTTGTCCAGGCTTTCACTAAACTTCGAGATCAGCGGTTCCAGTTCGATTGACGGATCATACCCGTTGTCTTGAGCCTGGACCGCCAGATAGATCAACCGTCGTCGTATAGACTCGCGTTTCACGATCGTTGTGTAGTGCCTCATGTGCGTTGCATGGGGCACTGACTCCATGATCTCCGCAATATAGGCCGGACCGCCGATCTGCTCCAATTCCCCCTTTGCCTGCAACTCACTGGCGATCGTGACCGGATCGCATGGCATCTTCTTACTGAAGAGCCTCTTGAAGCAATTGAAGATGATCCCGTGCGCCGTCGAATAAAAGTCGCCTTCAGAAAGGTTTGCGATACCGTATTCGATCGCCTCTTCCATCAACGTCATGCAGCCCAATACCGCACGTTCAGCGTTCAGGTCCTGCGGTGGCATTCGTACCGAATCGTTCACGATTGTGCCCTCCGTTGCTTCCGTGCTGATTCCCACTCCATCCGAACAACTATTCCACCGTCCAACAGCCGATCAACAACCCGCATCCCGATTGCTTTTGCCATGCTCATGCGATCGAGAATGTTTGACGAAATGATTGTCGGACGCATCCGGCGATACCGTTCGTCGATTAGCTCGAGGTATCCAGCCAAGACCATTGCCGACGCTGTCTCTTTGCCCTTTGGTTCAAAGTCTGATATTGCCAAGATATCACTGTTCACGAACCGTTCGTCCAGACGATCACCACCCATGCCGGCCTGAATCATCTTTTCCGCCAGCGACGATCCACGAGTAAACGCGACAACTAGCCCCAATTGAATCGCATGCCGGAGCACAGCTGTAGTCAGGTGATCTTTGCCAGTCCCGCATCCGCCGATCAGTATCAAGTTTGTGCCGTTGCGTTTGTGCTCTTCAATGTCGATGGCATACTTCTTGACAGTCTCCAATACTGTCTTCCTAGCCGCGGTGTCTTTGTCGTTTCCAATCTCAAAGTTTGTGAAACCACAATTCGCATAACGCTCACCGACAAGCCTGGCCATCCTGCTACTTATCGGTTCCATTGAAACTTCTCCGCTTTGCAACGTACTTTCGAGTCACGTTCTCGAAATGCTTTGTATTCATTCCGAGTTCACCCTTTACGACAGCAATCTCCTGACCGACAGAATGTAGTTGCTCTGCCGATTCGGATTGATCGATGTAAACGAGGCACATTTCCAAGAACGCCTCGATCTGTTCTTCTTTGGGAGTCAAAACACTGCCTCACTCAGCGGCGTTCTCTCTCGCTCTTCGTAAGCGCCAAGCATCGCGTTATCTGATCTCCTCGACGACCTGTCCTGCGTTCCTATTCCGGACGGATCGTCTTCCCAGCGATCACCATTCAACCAGGTTGTTGGATGACACAATGCATCCGGATTTGCATGCTCAGCGTAGACTTTAACGCCGTTCATGATCGTGCTGATTGCTGCCTGACAATCCATCTTCTTCCGCAGCCGGCCGAATGCTGATTTGAATGCGAGCTTTGCTTTTGACTTATTCACCCGACGGGGAAACGATGAATAGAACGACTCGAACTCTTCATCCGTCGGAACGATTCGTTCTTTCTGCTTTGGCGGTTCTACAGCATCTGGGAACAGGACGCCTGCAGACTTTTGAGCAACCGCCTTCAGGCCGACCATTTCACTGATCGCGAGTCCAGCCGTTTCTCTTTCTTCAGCAGACGCCGATTCCCACATGACGCGGAATCGGTCCAATAGACTGGGGCGAACAACCTCAGCCGATTGACCATTGATCTGCGACATTGCCTGATCCAGATCGATCTTGCCAGCAATCACTGCCGACACAATCTCTGGTGTGCCTTGCCGTCGGACAACGACGGCAAGGTCCCGCAATCGGGTGAACTCACACATGGTCTTGCCCCCGCCAGCACCTACTCTTCGTCGCCCTTTGCCAACTTCCGGATATCGGAAGACGCCTTCTTCAGAAGCTTCTGAGCATCTGGCATCTCATCGATCAGCGTTGCTCGGTACTTCAGTTCAGCAGACAGAAGCTTCAGTGCTTCGGAGTTATCCTCCGGCAGATCAGCCATGTACTGTTCCGGCTTATCGCCGATGAAGTGTTCACCGATCGCCTGTTTGATCCCCTTGCGTTCACCGACGGGGATTTCCTTCAGCATCGCCTCAATGCGACTAATAACGTCGTCAGCATCGTACAGGGCGACGTCATCACCATCAGGGATATCAATCTTCGCTTCTTTGCGTAATGATCCACCGGTGATATCACGCCACGTCCCACGCGCCCAGTCCTGGAGATCAGGGGGAGCATCAGACAGCGACCTGCTGAGCGCCACCTCGGCTTTGGCTCGCCACTTATCGCGGGAGAACTGAGCATCTGACGGCTTGCTCCGGCTCTTTCCACCAGACTGCACAACCTCAGCAACCACCGCTCGCTGCTCTTCAGCTGGAAGCTTTGCGATTCTGGCTGCCGGTTTGACGTCAATCTTCCCATCTTCAACCGCCTTCACCAACGCAGGATCGCCGTCCTTCTTGACAGTCTTGGCATCAGCAACAGACGAACGGGATACACCAAGCTTCTTGGCTGCCGTCGCTGATGATACTGACGTCGCATCCTTGGCTGGTCGGCCGACAGTCGCTTCACTCAAGTCAGCAGCAAGCATGGCTCGCTGACTCGTAGTCAGATGACGACGGAGAATGTTTTCCTGGACGATGATCTGAAGAATGTCATCGTTTTCATTCAACTGCGAGAATGCTGGATCAACTCCAGCCTTCATGCATGCCCTCAACCGATTGCGACCGTCAACGATCTTCCCGTCAACATCGGTCTTAATCGGCTTTCGCAAACCGACCTCCTTCACTGACGCCACGAGTTCATCGAACTCCGGTCCCTCCAGCAGCGGAAACTGAGACGCCAAATGATGGACTTCGTAACCAAAAAGCTTTTCTGGTTCAGCGGTCTGAATCATAACAATTGCCCTTTCGTAGCCTATACGTCCGCAGGTACGCGGATACTAATGAAACTGAACGACGCACCGTGCGATTCAACCCGCCGATGTTCCATCATGTTTGGAACCCCAAACAATAACGCGAAGATCTTTTCAATCCGTTGCAACCCTCGCTTGCCGGAAAGATTCTTGCTCCAAGTCGAACGATCGCCTTTGGCAATGTCCGACATCAGCACCGTCTTCTCGGGATCTGAAGCATCGATTGCCTCGATCGTCAAAGAACTGACCTGCATGCCAGGCTTCATGACTTCAGGATAGCCGTCAGTCTGATTGATTACCATGTCCCCTCCAATCCTATAGCCTATACGATCAACCACCGTTTTCACAATGGATAGATTCAGTTCGAATACGTTCTTCAACGGATTTGATTCTCTCGCCGAGCCAGCGCATCACGGGAACAGCCATCGAGTTCCCTATGCTTTTATATCGTGGTCCGTCTGCAGCCTGTTTTCCTCGATGAGAAACCAAAGTCCAATCATCCGGGAACCCCTGAAGCCGTTCGCATTCCCTGGGAGTCAGCCGACGAACGCCGATTGTGGGGCCCGCCACGTTTCCTGGCTTCACTGTGTCGACCGTGCCGGCAATTTCTCCCGTCACGTTTGGCGGCCTGTCGTATCCGCGGCCATCGTCGCCGCGATTCCGGCCCGAGAATGCAACAGCCTGCACTTTGTTTCTCGCTTCGAGCGTGTACGCCTTGCCGTCATCCCTGAAACCAGAACCTTGGGGCCCGTTGCTCGGATTCGTGCTGACAGCCCGCTCCTGAATTGCCACGACCATCGTCTCGGTTTCATAATCTTGTCGGCCCATGCCGCCAGCGTTTAAACAGTGGGCCCTATTTCCTGTTGACGTCGCGACATTCAGGTTCCCGCTTCCATGAGCACTGGCTGTCATTGCCGGTGAAACTCCCGTCGGATCTGTTATTCGATCGTTTGCATAGTCGTGTGAGTAGTAGGCGTATTTGACGCCTGTTCCAGTGCGGTCTGAAGCATCGCCGGCAGAGTTCTGTTTCGCTTTCCGGCCCTTCGCAGAATTCCCTGACAAGCAACCGGGCTCAAAAAGAACTTTTGCGGCACGTTCCCAGTCTCCAGCACATCCAACAATGAAGACTCGACGGCGGCGCTGTGGTACTCCAAAGTATTGAGCGTCAAGAATTCGGTATGCGATCCCATACCCGAGCTCGACCATCGCCCCGAGGATGGAGCCAAAGTCCCGTCCGCCGTTCGATGACAAGACACCGGGCACGTTTTCCCAGATGAACCACTGGGGTCTAAACTTCTGCAAAATTTGGCAGTAGGTGAGAGCGAGGTTTCCGCGTCCGTCGGTGAGTCCTCCCCTGAGTCCAGCGACGGAGAATGATTGACAGGGGGTTCCTCCAACCAAAAGGTCAACTGTCTCATTTATGTCCCATTCCTTGAATTGCGTCATATCCCCGTAATTCTTCACGTTCGGGAACCTGTGCGCCAAAACCGAGCATGGAAATGTCTCAATTTCACTGAAGCCAACTGGTAAAAAACCAAGGTCATGCCATGCCACCGAGGCAGCCTCTATCCCTGAACACACTGATAAATAGTTCATCGGTTCAGAAACCTTTCGTTCGGTCCATCCTGAACCGGTCGCAACCAATCGGCTTCCTTGCATTCGATCAGTTTCCGTTTCGCCTCGTGATACTTCATGTTCGCGGGATCGTACCCGAAGTTGTACAGCTTTCTCGCCTGCGGATACGTGCAGAACCCTTCGTCGGATCTCTTCTTCAGGACGTCACGAAGATACACGACCGAATACTGGCAGAGATCCATGATCTCACGTTCGGTCAACTTGCTGTCGACCAGATACGCTCTCGCTGCCTGAAACGGTCTGCCGTACGTTTCCTCCTCCGGAACTTCTCGCTGCGGGGCTTTCGTATCCAACTCCAGCACCGTGAACGGATCGGCGTAATGGTTGTAGCAAAACGACTTCTCGGCTGCCGTATCCTTGAAATTGAAGACGCCACCGGACGTTGCCTTTGGCCGCTCGGCGATGTTCTTCTTTGCCGTCGCGACAATCTTCGGGATCTCGAACTCTTTATTCTGATCCGCAACCAGCCGGATCGCCTCTTCCATTTCCTCCGGACTAAATGAACCACCGAGGACGTTCACCCCGAACTGCAGGCTATGTCGCTTCGAAATGCCGACAAAGTCTATGATCGTGCAATGGCTCTTCTCGGAGTTCTTAACCCACAACCGACGCTCTTCAGCTGTTGCGCCAATAGGTTCACCAATCGTCCTGGAACCTCGCCCTGCCATTTGCAGGTATCGAGTCTGTGACATAGTCAGCGCACACATGCCGATGACTTCAATGCCAGGGTGATCGTATCCTTCAATGAACTTCTCACATCCGATGATGAACTGAGCACGATTCTCTTTGAAGTCTCGGTCCCGCCAGTATTCGACCACATCCGGAGTATCACCAGTGATCGCCACCGATTTCGCTCCGCGCCGCTTGAACTCGGCATCCATGGCATAGACCTGCTTCACCCCCGCACAGAACACCATCCCTTGGCGCCCGTCAGAAACGTTGATCATCTTGTTCACGATGTAGGTGACAACCGGATCCCGGCTCATATGCCGTTCAACGGAACCTGGCGACAGATCGTGCCCGTTCTTCTCGATCGCATCAACATCTACGTCACGACACCGGTCAACTCGCCAACTGAACGGAACAACCCATCCTTCGGAGATCGCATCGACGATCGGCATATTGAATGCGATTGAATCAAACTCGCAACCAGGTCCAATCAGTTCAACACCATCATGACGGTTCGGCGTTGCGGTGTAGCCTATACGATGTTTCGGCCGGAAATACTTCAGTATCTCAGCCCACGAATTACCTGCGAACCGATGACTTTCGTCAGTCCCGAGGAAATCGAATTCGTCCGGGGAATATCGTTTCAGTCGATTCTGCAGTGATTGAATTCCGGCGACAACAATCTCAGCTTGCCCTCGATGCGTTTTCCCTTTGCCATGAACTCGCAATTCCAGTTCGACAGACTTGTTGGTCCACTTCCGAAACTGCTTAACAGCCTGCTCTGCGAGCTTTGCACGATGGACAACGTACAGGAACCTGCTGTCTTCCGGAATGCGATCGACGGTT